GCTAACGCTGAGGACTGATAACCAGGGGTGGAGCAACGGCAGTGGAAGCAATCTTTCGACCACTTATTTGACTTATGAGCCCTATACAGGCTGCTTTATGATGGGCGGCCATAATGCGTGGCCAGGTGCTAGCGGCCATGTATTTGGGCATTTCTATGGTCGAGTTGATACAAATGGAGACGTTCAAAACACGTCGGCTTCACAAACAAATAAAGATCACGGATACAATGGTCTTTTCTTTTCTGAATACAATTCCAACGGTTATTTTGTAACCGCTGGATATGATGCAAACAGCAGCAGCCATTGTCACTGGAGAGGCTGGAAAGGCTCCCGCTCAGGCGCACCGTCTAATCAGTGGGACACAGTAACGAGCAACTACACGTCGTCTTCATCGGGGCAACAGTTCTATAGCCAGCCAGATTACACGCCAAGCGGCAATCAAATTGTCGGCGGCGTTGGTCTTTCTTTAAATAACAGCCCGTCAAACGGCTATGGTCGCGGGTTTGTTGCTGCTAATGGCAACCGAGACACTTACGACACCGCAAACAATACAGCTGTAAGCAGTTCAACTGGCTACAGCACTAGGCCCCATTTTCGCCATTCGTCTGGCGTGTGGATTAATCCTTATGAGTTCGAATACAACTGGACATGGGCAAACTACAACAACGCCCCGCAAGACAACCCTTACTCAGGCGATGAACAGTTTACAAACAGCCCTGACATAAAAGGCTCTAATTACCACCATCAACACATCGGCCTGGGTAACGATCATTGGCTGTCGTTTAATGCTTTGTCGAGCAACACTGGCAACATGAAAGGCAAGGTTTGCCTTTGGAAAATTGACGCGAACTTGGATCCAGTAACGATTCAAATATTTGAGCAAGGTAGTGGTGACGCCTCAGCGATGTTCAGCGGAGATAGAAATTTTTTCACAGAAACTTGCACATGGCACCCTGTCTACGCAAGTAGCAGTGCCGCTTATCCTTCGTATTTAATGGCGTTTTACTGGAAGAATTCCAGGCAGTGGTGCGTCAATTGCTACGAGATCACAATCAATTTCGCAGATTACATTTCTTAAGGAGCTCTTCTGATGAACATCGATCAACTACGAACTGAAAGAAATGCACGCCTAGCGGCTTGTGATTTCTATTTTTTGCAAGACCTGGCAGAGGCGACACCTGAGGCTGAGCTTCTAGCCATCAAGCTTTACCGCCAGGCCCTCAGAGACCTTCCCGCGTCCTACGATGGGGAAGTCATTAACGAGGCTGTTGTATGGCCTGCCAAACCCTTTACCACTCAGGAGGCTTAACAAATGCCGACTAATTTTCTACACGGCGTCGAAGTCATTGAATTGACCGAAGGCGTCCGCCCAATTCAGACCGTTCGTTCTTCTGTGATCGGTCTAATCGGCACAGCACCAGAGGCACTTGCCTCAGATTTTCCCCTGAATGAGCCTGTGCTTATTGCAGGGAGCCGCACTAAGGCTGCCAAGCTTGGCACAACCGGAACGCTGCCTGACGCGATAGCTGGCATCTTTAGCCAGATCGGCGCGACTGTTGTTGTGGTTCGTGTTGAGGAAGGCGCAGATGAAGCGGCGACCCTTGTCAACGTGACAGGTGATGCAATTGCTGGAACAGGCGTTTGGGGTTTTCTCAAGGCTGAATCAGCAGTTGGCGCTAGTCCTAAAATTCTGGTTGCTCCTGGCTTCACACATCAAGCGACATACACTGTCGGCTCTGAAGTTGCCAACCCGGTTGTTTCCGCGTTGGTTTCTGTTTCAGCTTCTGTCTCTAGTCGCCTTCGTGCAATTGTTGTTGGCGATGGGCCAAACACAACCGCCGCAGACGCGCACGCGCACGCAGACTTGCACGTGTCAGATCGCTTCTATCTAGTCGATCCCGCTGTAAAAGTTACTTCCAGCAAAACTGTTCCTGCATCTGCTTACGTTGCAGGCGTAATCGCTAAGAGCGATGCTGAGCGCGGTTTTTGGTATTCGCCATCTAACCGAATCATCCAAGGCATTGTCGGCGTAAGTCGCCCCGTCGGATTCTTTTTAGGCGACGAAAACAGCGAGGCGAACATCCTGAATGAAAACGATGTTGCCACGATTATTCGTGAAAACGGTTTTCGCCTTTGGGGCAATCACACCACAACTTCAGACCAGCAAAAACAATTCCTGTCTACGCGACGGATTGTGGACATGGTCAACGAATCTGTGATGCGTGCTCACCTTTACGCAGTTGATGGGTGCATTACACGAGTTTACCTATCAAATTTGAGTAAGAGCGTTGAATCTTATTTGCGCTCTCTTGAAGTACGCGGTGCCATTCTTGGCAGTGAAGTTAACATCGACCCAGATGCAAACAGCGAAACTGATATTGCCAACGGGCAAATCACTATCGATTTTGAATTCACACCGTCTTACCCTGCTGAGCGTATTCGGTTCCGCAGTGTGTTAACCAATGGATTCATTGAAGACGTGTTGACTGATTCGACCACCACCAGTGAGTCAGATCCAGACAAGCAAGCCAATGATCCAAACAACCAAAGCACGGCTCAACAGTCAGGCTCTGGCGATACCAACACCAACCCTTAAGGAGGCTTAAACCATGGCTGCTACTTTGCCAAAGGTGCTGCACAACTTCAATCTTTACCTTGACAGCACTAGCTATGCAGGAAGAATTTCAGAACTGACTCTTCCAACACTTTCTGTCCAAACCGAAGAATTTCGGGCGGGCGGCATGGATGCCCCAATCATGATTGATTTGGGCATGGAGGCGATGGAAGCGGAATTTGTGCTTGCTGAATACGATTCAGACGTGATTGGTTTGTTTGGTTTGGGAGAGCAAGGTTCGCAAATTTTGACTGCCAAAGGCGCGTTGATGGGTGGTGACGGTGCCGTCACTACTATCGACACAACAATGAATGGTTCAATCACGTCATTTGATCCCGGTTCTTACGAAGCTGGATCTATGACAGAAGCATCATTCACCTTTGCTTGCCGCTCTTACAAACTTACGCTTGGGGGAACGGTGATTATCGACATCGACATTGAACTCCAAAAACGGTCTATCGGCGGCGTCGATCAACTAAAATCAGTTGCTGAAGCCTTGTAAAAAGGAGCGATTCCCATGGCATCAAAACCCCGTCCAACTGAAACAGTCGAGCTTGAATACGCCATCGAAGTTGATGGCGTTTCTGTAGACACCCTTTCAATGAGGCGTCCTACCGTTCGTGATCAGCTCACGTTTGAAGAAGGCAAAGGAGGCGAAGCCCGTAAGGTCATCGCCATGATTGCCAACCTTTGTGAGATCCCCCCAAAGTCAGTTGAACAACTTGATCAATCTGATTTTGTGAAGCTGACGGAAACCCTCCAGGGTTTTCAAGCTACCCAGTCGCAGAGCTAAGGCGGGGAGTCCTTATCCTCACTAAGCTTACCGGCTGGGGCCTTACAGAAATTCTGGATTTAAGCGTTCGCGATCTGCAAGCGTGGGTCGCCTCTGCTCAAAAACTAGAACGCGAAATTAACAAGCAACAAAAACGGAGGTGAAAGCGTGGCCAAGAAAACCAATCTCATTGTTGAAATTGGCGGCAAGGTCGGCAAGTCTTTCACGAATTCGGTTAAGGCAACGCAACGCAGCGTTTCGAGCTTAAGCAAAAACATCTCTCGCGAGATGAACAACGCCGCCGCAGCGAGTGCGAAAGGCTTTAAAAACGTTTTAAGAAATGATGCTTTCCAGGCCGCAGCGGTTGGAGCCGCAGCCCTAGGGGCTGGCATCATGGGCAGCGTAAAAGCTGCCGTTGAATTTGAGTCGGCAATGTCCGACGTGAAAAAAGTTGTCAGCTTTGACACGAAAGAAGGCTTCCCAAAATTACAAAAAGAAATTCGCGCATTAGCAAGGGAAATCCCGATCACCGCAGCCGGGTTTGCCGAGATCGTGGCATCGGCTGGGCAAGCTGGGGTCGCAAATAATGAGCTAACAAGGTTCGCAGAATCTGCCGCCAAAATGGGCGTCGCGTTTGACATCAGCGCCGGGGAAGCTGGTGACGCGATGGCGAAATTCCGCACGGCAATGAAGCTTGATCAAGATCAAGTTGAAGCCCTGGCAGACTCGATCAACCATCTGTCCAATAATTTTGCAGCAACAGCGGGAGAAACTACAAATTTCATGATGCGCGTCGGTGCCCTGAAAGGGCAGATGGCGATCAGTGAACAGTCAATTGCAGCGTTTGGCACGGCAATGATCGGCGCAGGCGCAGCCCCTGAAGTCGCGGCCACATCTTTCCGCAACTTGACCAA